CCTGTTGAGCCTTTGGGAGAATGGCTCCGAATTCCTCGGCCTTTTGCGCAGCCTCTTTGCCCTTGTTCCTGTGAACAACAAACACGTTGTCTGCCAAGTCGGATATTTCCGCCGCTCCCCTGATATCGAACTTGCCGGGGGATTTGTCTTCGTTCTCGCCCTTGCGCATATGGCAAACGAGGTGAATGTGTACGTTGTACCGCTTCGCGGCCCACTGGAGCTTGTCAACAAAACGGGTTTGCGCCGCGTAGTCGTCGCGGGTGATGCCGCACTTCGTCAATGAGTCGATAACGATATGGGAGACTTTGAGTTGCGAAGCGGCGTAGTGAACCATCCCCAGGATTCTGTCCGCCTTCACGGAATCAAGCTGATCGTAAATAAACAACGTCCCTTGAATCTTTGGCAGCCAATCCATGATTTCCTCGGGTGATGGCCTGTGCCCTATCGCCTGACACGCCAAGCGGTGCATGGTTTGCGCCGGCTTCATTTCCATCGAAGCGATTAGGGCCGGTTCTTCCAGCAGGTTCCAGAGAATCACTTGCCCCAGCAAAACCGATTTCCCGTGCCCGTTTATCCCGCCCCATATCGACAACTCACCTGGGCGCAGACGGACAACCTCATGCGTCTTGCTCCACGGCAGCCCCGCGCCGTTTAGTGTGTCCCCCTCGGTTGCATAGGTAATCAGGGAGCCCCAAAAGTCCTCTGCCGGGATGATGTGCTGGGATTCTTCGTTGGCCAGGCGAGCCCACTTGTCGGCGTTAATGTCTTTGTCTGTGATGATGGTCATTTCCAGTACCCCACGGCAGACGACGATTGAGTATCGGCCGGCGAGTCTTCCCATCGGCGGTTATTTAGGTACGTGGCGGCATGGGGGACGAACTTGGCATCACCCCAAACGCGAGAGGCAATGTCGGCAGCGGCCAGCAACCGGCATGGCTTGGTTAGTTTCTTCCACGCCCTGTAGGCGGCGGCTTTGTTGTCCTTTCGCGGATAGGACTCCCAGAACAAAACGAAGTCGGCGGCGTACTCGTCGCCAATATTCTTTCCTTGATCCTTGATCCTTGATCCTTGATCCTCCGACGAACGTTCGCGAGGATTCGCGAGGATTCGCGAGGATTCGTCGAATGCAGGAATTTTCGATTGGCTTGGCTTATCAATCTTCTGATGATTCAACCACTTAAGGACTTGCAGGTATGTCGATCCTTCTACCGAATACCGCACGATGCACTCTTCGCGCTCCAGTTCCTCTAACCACCCGTCGATTAGCTTGCCGGCATCGTTGTCATAGGGGAAAAGAAGGCTCGCGAGCATTCGCGAGGCCGCGCGAGCCCTCCCCGAATCATCGCAAAGAGTCCAAAGCTGGATAAACAAAAGGCGCGCATCCCTGGAAACGCGGCCCATAGATTCCGATTGTGGGAACTCTGGCTTAATCGTCCTGATCCTAGCCATTTTGCGCCCTCCGCTGCACTTCCTGCGCAACACGGAGAGCTTCGTCAACGGACAATGTGATGGTCTGCATGGGCGTACCCTTTTGGGTTAGCCACTGGATAGCGATGTAGTCGCCTAGACGGACTACTTTGGTTCTTGTGTGTTCTGGTATAATCTCGTTCATGCGATGCCTCCTGTTTAGGCTAGCTAGCCGCCTCGGCACGTTGCAAGCGTCCGGGGCGGCGTCATATTGGGGATCACAGTATAGCCCTTTTTACGCCGCCTCTCTCACTTCATAGTATGTAACGCCAGATTCCTGGGCGGGTACAACAAAAATCTTGCGATTCCGCTTAAGCCACAAGGTAACTGTTACCCTGGCTACACTCAGTTTGTCCGCTGCTTTTTGGTGGGTTCCCACCATCTTGACGTAATCTGCGATTGGCATGGGCCACATAACGAATCCTCCCGAATTCGTTTAAGCATACGGCAGAATGTTTCGCGCTGCTACCAATCGCTTATATCGAATCGTTTTGTAAAACTGATTCTACTATAACTAAATATCACAAGCGGAAGCGTTGCTATTGTTTCAGGACGTAACTAATCTGTACCCATGCCGCCACCAATGGCGAACAAGAGGGAGAAGACCATGAAGCTAGATAAAGTCCCCGCAAGTTATGACCCCGGCCCTTGGGAGCCGGAAACCGATAACGGTTTGCACGAAGCAATCGAGGAAGAGTTTGAGTTTCTGATTCGTGACCCAGAAACGATTGAGAACGCATTTAATGAAGGCATCTTGATCGACGCCATAGCGTGCGGCATATGGGCCGAAATCGCAGACCGACGAAGCCCGACGTTTTACGAAGCGGCTGCGAAAAGGATTGAACACGGGCTGCGCATGAAGGTATGGCACTTCGCAGAAATGAACGTGAAAGAGAGGGCCGAGCCGTGAACATCCTTCATCTCCCCACTTTTGACGATGCGCTGGCTGACTCCATGAAACTGGCCGAAGTGCGCCGCGTGGTGAAACAGGCCGTTGATTTTGCCGAACGCCAGCTAGACAAAATCCGCGAGCCCATGGCCGGCACTGACTGCGCCAGCCACTACGCGATGAACGCCGGCTGCCTGGAGGCGACTGTTGAGATTCTTGTTACTTACCTCGGACAAATCGCGTTGACGTGCCGGCCGGATGATCCGCTTCCGCATTTGGACGACTTGGGAGGTGATGCAGCATGAAAAAGAACGCATGGGAGAACTCGCGCCATTGGCCGGCCTGCTACCGGAGTCAGGACGACGCCGGTCTGCCGGATGGCGACATTGACGAGGTGAGGGCTGAACACTGGTTTTGGTTCACGGCGCTATTCCTGTTGATCGTGGTAGCGCCGGCAATAGTGGAGTGGGTATCGTGAACACAGACAAAGCAACGCCAGAACTTTTCGCAGCCCTTGCCACGGCACAAGGGGAAATCGAGAACGCGACGAAGGGCAGCATCAATCCCCATTTCCGCAGCAAGTACGCGGATCTGGCTGAAGTGCTGAATACCATCCGCCCCGTATTCTCGAAGCACGGACTGAGTTTCATTCAGTCCACAGCGTTCGACGGCGCAATGGTTCACGTACACAGCGTCCTCGCGCACGCTTCGGGAGGACTGGTTAGCAGCACGGCTTCCTGTGTCCCGGCAAAGACTGACGCACAGGGCATAGGGGCCGCCACAACGTATCTGAGGCGCTATTCGGCAGCAGCAATGGGTGGCATAGCCCAGGAGGACGACGACGGACAGGCGGCGGCTCACAACCGCGCACCGGAGCTTCGTCCGTCAGACATTGCACCTCCCATCATGGCCCCGTCACTTCGCGCCAAGCTGAAGAAAACCGCCGACTACATCATTGAGGCAATCGGCAGGGATGACGAACACGCGGTACTCGAAGCGTGGCAGGAATTGAGCGAAGAGGAAATGCAGTCCATTTGGACGGCAAAGACTAAGGGCGGGTTCTTCGATATGAACCAAAAAGAGTACATCCGTGCGGCCAAACACCGCGCCTATGAATCAACGAAAGGAGCAGTAGCGTAATGGCATACGAACAGAAAGATATGAGCGGTTCGCTTTTCGTCAACAACCGGAAGGAGAAAGAGACTCACCCAGACAGGACAGGAACCGCGCTTATCGACGGGGTTTCCTACTACGTCAACGGCTGGATTAAGGACAGCATCACCGGCAAGTGGCTTTCGCTGTCTTTCAAGCGCAAGGATGAAGCGGCCAAGCCTGCGAAGGAAGCGGCAGGAATACCGGATGCGCCGATCCATGATGACGATATACCGTTTTGACGACTGGCAGCAGGTGATGCCGATATGAGTAGGACGTATCAGGAACAAAACGTGTATGACGCCACGCAGGATCGGCTGCGGTTCATATTCGAGAATTTCAGCAGGGTCTACGTGTCGTTCTCGGGCGGCAAGGACAGCGGCGTGCTGCTGAACCTGGTGATCGACTACGTGCGGGCGAACAACATCCGCACAAAGATCGGCGTGCAGATCCTCGACAACGAGGCCAACTACACGTACAGCGCCGAGTTCATGCACCGCATCATCGATGCGAACCGCGACGTGCTCGACGTGTACTGGTGCTGCATGCCGATCACGCTGCCCTGCACGGTGTCGTCCTACGAGGTGGACTGGCAGTGCTGGGGCGAGGCGGATCGGCAGCGGTGGATTCGCCCGATGCCGACGCAGGGCTACATCGTGCATTTGGGCAATCACCCCTTTGGTGATCGCTTCGTTGAGAACATGAACTACGGCGAGTTCTGGGACATGTTCGCGGAGTGGTACAGCGGCGGCGAGCCGTGCGCGAACCTGATCGGAATCCGCACTGCGGAGAGTCTGAACCGATTCCGCGCCATCATGAATCAGCAGAAAGAAACCATGCACGGTGCGATGTGGACGAAGCGCAACACCGAGCACACCTACAACTGCTACCCGATCTACGACTGGCGCACCGAGGACATCTGGACGGCGAACGCGAAGTTTTGCTGGGACTACAACAAGCTGTACGACGTGTTCTACATGGCTGGCATCCCGGTGGCGAAGATGCGCGTGGCCAGCCCGTTCATGTCGGAGAGCAAGTCGAGCCTGGGGATGTACCGGGTCATTGATCCGACGATATGGGCGCGGCTTTGTGCCCGCGTGGGCGGCGCGAACTTCGTCGCCACCTATGGCAAGCAGCTCAACTACAGCACGTTCAAACTGCCTGCGGGCCACACATGGAAGAGCTTCGTCAAGTTCCTGCTCGCAACGCTGCCGGAGCAGTCAGCGGCAAATTTTAAGGCGCGCTTCACCCAATCAATCCGGTTCTGGGGCCGGGTGGGGCGCGGGCTTCCCGAGACGGTGATCTCCGCGCTCGAGCGCATCGGCGTGCGTTTCTATCTGAACGGCACCACGCCGCACGGCGGGAACAGCTTGCGCCGCGTGGTGATCAAGTTGCCGCCCGATCACCTGGACGAGCTGCCGTGCCACAACAGCCAGGTGACATCGTGGAAGCGGTTCGCTATCACGATCCTGAAGAACGACCACACCTGCAAATATCTGGGCCTCGCTCCAACGCAGGAGCAGCAGCGGCGGCAGACCGTGATCCAGAAAAAATACTCACAGGCATTCAAGAGGAAAGCAGTATGAAAGTGATCAGGACGGCAGAGCTTCCAGCCGATCGCGTGGTGCATTGCCCGAAAGGCGGATTCACCAGCAACCGGATCCTGCTGGACAGCGACAACATGGGCTACACCATGACAAAGACCGTAGTGCATCCCGGCATGGTGAATCGCTGGCACTACAAGCACCACCTTGAGAGCTGCTATTGCGTCAGCGGAAGCGGGCTGCTGATCAACGAGCGCACCACGGAGTATTTCGCCATCGCGCCAGATACGACTTACGTGCTCGACAAGAATGATCCGCACACGTTCGAGGCGCTGGAGGAAACTGTGCTGATCTGCGTGTTCAACCCGCCGCTCACGGGGCGTGAGGTTCACCAAGACGACGACAGTTATTCCGTGCCGTACCGCTCGCCAGTCTACGCCGTGCGCTCGGTGCCGATCGATAAGGTGACCGCCAACGACTACAACCCGAACAGCGTGGCGCCGCCCGAGATGGCGCTGCTCGAAACGTCGATATGGGAGGACGGCTACACGCAGCCCGTCG